GCAAGTTTGTAGTTCTTCAGAAGCTTGCGTGAGTTCTTTCTTAGAAACTCTGTTCCTTGCAATTCTAACCAATCTAGGTTCCATGCAGCCCAGTCATCATCCTTCTTCTTTGCTGGAATAAATTGAATCGGCTGAGTTAAGCTGGCCGTGGTAGGATACCCGCTGTCAGCTTTGGCACCCCGTTTCAACTGCATCGCGTTAAATACCTTCATACCTATCTGTAATTTTTAAACGCAGACCTTTTTATTTTTTGGCCTGCAGCACCCGTTTTACCACGTCCTAAATTTTTAAACGGACTATACTTTAATTTATACAAATTTTTTGAATTGGACAAGGAATTGTCTGATTCTGACTCCCTTCGCTTAAGGTATCCTCTGTTTGATTCTTGGATCTTTGCAAAAGCCACTAAAGCTGAAAAAGCAACCAGTCTATCCACGTTTAATCCAGGGTAATAAGCAGTCATTTCTTTAAGCAACATAGGATCTGGAATACGCTCTATACCCATGGTAGTATGTAAGACATTACCATTCTCATCTGTTTCTATATCTAGCTCTTCTCTAATAAACTCGATTGCATAAGAAATCAAATGACTTTTAAATAATGTACCTGTATTCTTCCAGCCGTATTCTTGGTACACAGTTCTATTAGAACCTAAGTCTTTCAAGAATAAGATCTGCTGCTTAGGTACTAAATACTTTTGCTTTTTTCTAGATATCATATGCTGGATAAATAGAGATATGTTATTCTCCACTAAGGTCCAAGCATTATACCATTCAATAATTAATTCTAACTGCTGATGTGTTTTATTAATATCATCATATCTACCACACCAAGAAGCAACAATCTTTGCTGGTTCAATAAATGTTTCTAAACCATTAACTGTTTCTCTGCTAATCTCTACGGAGTTCTTATAGACAAATATGCTACATAATGAATCTGATGTAGTTGTTTTACCCTCTGACACAGGGTCAATAGATGCATAGTATGCACCAAACTCTGGGTTCTTAATAGGTCTTTCCCATACAACTAAACACCCTGTTTTATCCTGCGCCTTTTTATTTACGGGAAACTCTGATATAGGCAGCTTATTACTACGCTTTGCACTAATACCATCTTGTACTCTTTCTAACTCTATATGCTCGTATGCATATTCTTTTTCCTCAATTCTTTTCTGCTGCCTAGATATAATACCTTGCGGGAATACAGATTCTTTTCTATATGCAAAAGCCTCAGCAATATTTGTAGGCTTCTGAGATATACGCAGTTGATATTGCTCAGGATTTAGGTCTCTCTTCCATGTAGCTCTCTCAAGTTTAATCGCTTCTAAAGCTTCTTCTATAAGTGAGTTACCATACTTATCAATATATGGAGGCATAGACCACTGCTCTGGTATAAATAGACCTGCAAGACCTATTGTACCATCTGCATCCATTAGATTAGTTTCTACAGCATATATGTCATTAGACGTGGGGTTAAGGATCATTTCCTTTAATGGCTCACACTGATCAAGGTCACCCACAGATCCAGCTGCTATAAACATGCCTGTGGTAACCATACCTGAAGACATCGCAGGTCTTAAATACTCATAGGTATCCATCATCTTAGGTGCAATACCAGCCTCCTCATGGAAGAAATAAGTTGTAGGACCACCTACACCGGTTGTTGCATTCTTTTCAAAAGATGCACCCTGTATCTTAGACTTTAATCCTTTTGATGTTTTTCTATTACCTACCCTAACTTCAATCTGCTGCTGCCACAGTAATACTTTTTCCGGGTTGCTAGGTCTGTACCAAGCAGTGTGCTCATTTAAGAAGTCCTTATATTCATCTAAGAACTTCCATGAACCCTTGTCATTAATGTAGTCTTTTAAGCTAGCACCAATCTTACATGTACTACCCTCTTCAAACCAGTATGTATTAATAACCTTCCCCATATGAAAATATGAGGATGCAATCTGACGTTTCTTAAGTATTGCTGAATGCTTGTAGTTTAGTTCTGCTAACAACTCATATAATGCCATATGATATTGTGCATCGCGCACCTTAGCAAAACCATACTTCTTTTCTTCCTTGTCGTATATAGGAAGAAAGTTTAACCACATGTAGTAATCTCTAGTGAGATACCAGGTGCTATTCTTATGCTTATAAATAGCCCCTACACGACATTTATTCTTTTGATCGTCCCAGTATTCCTTAAAATCTTTAGAACGAAATGGTGCAGTGCAATAAACACCATTAGCATTGAATCTTCTGGCTTCACCATTAAACTCAAATGCTAATTCATTGAAGCTATATAATCCTGGTTCTTTAAAAATAGAGACAAGAAAGTCTCTAAAATCCTCTCTTGTCTCAAAACCGGTTGTTGTCCAAGACCCAGACTCATATGTGGGTACTTCAATAAACATTATTCCATCTCCCCGATGATAGCAAAGATGTCACCGACATTGATAAGTAAATGCTTCTCTCCATCATGCACCATTTCAGTGGGAGTTACATAGTCAGCATATTTTATGAGATCCCCAACTTTAATCTCTTCAACCTCGGTGCCTACAGCAACAACATAACCTTGAGCCACTTCTTGCAAAGATGCCTCTGGTATAATAATGTTTGTTCCTGGAAATACGCTCTCTGGTTTCTTAGGTCTTATTAGAACCTTCTTGCCTACGGGTGTTATTTTTACTGCCATCTTTTGGTTTTTGTGATTTATTATCTGAAGGATCATCCCAATAACAGAAGATCCATTTATCTTTTTTTGGTTTTATCATTACATCTGGTCATAAGCTAGACCTGCACCACCACGCACTTGACTTTCCTGCTCCTCTTTCATATCACTAAAAGCACCCTTATATGAATTACGGATCTGCTCAAATTTAGCAGCCGCATTCACAAGAGAGTTGATATTACCATCTCGCCCATGCTCAATTGCTGTGGTCTCCATATATCTTGCAAGCCTATCAAGCATAGCTTTAATACCCACATATGCACGATACGTAGGAGTCTCATATAACTTCCTACACATATCTAAAGAATATCTAATCTTGGGATCCTCAGTAGATTCTTCAAGCTTTATCTCTTCTACAATAATATCCTCCTTCTCGTGCTCAGGTAAATTAAAAAATGGGTTCAGATCTGGATTTGGACAGGTCATATAGAATAAATACTGATATATACCCATGTATGTCTCCGGATACTCTTCCATCAAATCTTTAAGAAAGTCCAGAGTGTAACAGTGCTCTGTGGGAATTACTTTATCATTCTGTACATCAAATAACCTTATTAGCATTTCTTATTGTCTTTAAACCACATGATTAAACTATTAACTTCATCTTTCAGGTATGGCAGATCATACATCTTTATGTCTTCAATAACGGGTTCACCATTAACACGCTCATTAATTGGATACCCGTTCTTGTCTGTACCAACCTGCTTAAACTTTACATGCTGTATAGTAAGCTTTCCAACCTTCAGTTTAGGGTTGTGCTTTTTAATAATATACGCATAAATACTGAGTTGTAAATTGTAATGGTTTAGATTACAGTCATCTAGATGGCTAACAGGGTTATACATTTTTGCAGTTATACCTTCCCAGTTTGTAAACCCAGATTCTTTGATCTCCTTGTTTGTTTTGTAATCTGTGATGTTTATCACACCGTTTACAATCTCCACTAAATCTGCCTGGCCACATAGACCTGCAGATTTCAGATATACAAGATGCTCTGGATATACGCCATCACTCAGTTTTTGATCTGAGGCTATTTTTACGCCCTCTGCGTTCACCAATGGCTTTACGATAGGTAAGTCTACCCCATCACGCTGTATGGTGCTAAAATCAAGCATATCGGCCTCTCTTTGATTGTGGTACCAATTACCAAGACCAATAGCTCTCTCTGTTTCACCCTCCCAAGCAGCTAGTATTTCCTTTTGGGTCATACCATACCACTTGGATCTTTTGTTCTTTGCAGATTTTTTAGCTTGAGCCTTAGCGTCAAACTTAGGTTTAAACATACTGATGAATGAAGTGACACTGGTCCACTTGATTTTCTCTTCATCAGTGCTCTCATAAACGTGACCCTCTTCTTTAAATGCTAATCCCATATCAATCTATATTATCTAATTTATCTTCTTGCTCTTCTGTAAGCAACGCTTTCCATTTACCAAGAGGACATTCTGAAGAAAGTGACCTAGTTTTAAAACCTAAAGAGCAACCACATTCTGAACAACATGGTTGCGTTCCAGGAGCTAAACACTTATCTCCCTGAATATCAAGGCTTTCACAATCTTGACAAATACTTAAACGATCTGCAGCAATTAATTCAACATCATCTCTCTTAAAAATAGAGTTGATTACACCTGCTGTAATCTTATCTGCATTCTTTAACGCATCTGTAAATTTTTTAAAGTCCATTTTTTTTACGTTTAAACTCTTCCTTGCGCTCAGCAATCTCGTCCAGCATATCCATAGCACCCTCCATCTTAGAGATTCTATCATTCAGCGCCATGTGCTTCTCATACCCCTTGTATGTATTCTTAACTAGATTACCCAGCATTCCCTTATTGTTCTTGATAGCTTTCTGCAAAACTCTCCGTCTAATAAAGAATGTACCTAAACCGGCAACCATAATGCTAGGATAAGTGAGGTCAGACAAGTTCTTTCTAAGCTTAGCATAGTAGAAAGTAATAAAATCATCTACAACGTCAGGATGTACACTGACCTTCTCAGCAATATCCTTCTTAAAATCCTTATAGCTCTTCGGTTTCAATACCTAGAATTTTATAATCTAAAAGGACAGGTGATGTAGTCTGTACATTCATCTTCTCATTAAGACGTATGGCTTTCCTATTCTTCCCATCCTTTAGAATCAAACCTTTTTTTGCAGCTTTAGTTATAGCGTTTCTTGCAGACTGCGCACTCTTAAATATACCAATAGTGGTGACAAGCTCACAGAACTCTGTCATAGGTATGTCTGTATAATGAGCTAGTTCTGCTAGAGTCTTCAGATCAGCTGTACTAATCTGAATATCATTAAAGAAACAATAAGTGATGATCTGGTACTCAATTGTTCTACCCAGATCAGTTTTGATCTTTTGATCAACCTTATTTACTACGGCCATTACTTCAACTCTTTACCTTTAGGGAATCTCTTGATCATCTTCCGCTTGTCATGCTTAGATAGAGCAACATGCACCCATGCTGGCATTCTATCATCACCGTATTCCCAGATAAGTTCTGTAAACGGAAGATTCTCTTTGATGTAGTAATACAACTTCTCGTTGCTTTCCATATACTGTGTACCATTCTTGATCCACAGTTCAATATCAGCTGCCATACCATGACAGTGAAAAGATCTTGCGGAGCTACCAATAGCTTCACACAATGCTACATTCCTATAACCAGAGTTCACTTTGATAAACACATCAGTGAATTGCTCTTTGAAGTGATCCCTAGCTGGCTGCAGCACCTCTTCACAAAGAAACTTCAAGTTCTTCACAGCAATCTCTGGGGGACTGTTGTCAATCCCCTTTCGATCTGCTGTAGCCGACCTTGTAAATTCCTCTAACGAAAAATTATTGGACAACCTCATGATTACGACCTCTTTAGTTTACGACTTGGCGCGTCTTCTGTAGCAGCTCTAAAGTCCTCTTCAGGGTTCATGTCTCCCTCTTCTCCCTCTTCTTCTCCAGCAGCATATGCTTGAGCCAAGAATACTTGAGCTTGTACACGCTCTGCACGAGCCTTCTCCACATCCCTTAAAAGTTCCTCGTATTCCTTCTGAACTTTCAGGTGCTTGATATTCTCCTTGTAAAACGCTGTGATCTCCTCCCTTCTTTTCTTGATATCTTCTGGGCTGAGCTCCTCTTGTGGGGTTGCTTCTGACATTGTGTTGATTTTAAATGTTCAGAAACAAATATATAAAAACCTCTCAACTAAATAAAAAAGGTTTACGACTCCACGAAATCTTTGATCATCTTGTGAAGAACCCCGCATTTCTCATACTCCTCTTTCCCCTCGAAGTATTCTAGCATCATCTCCAGGTGCTCCTGGGTATAATCCTCCGTAGGGTCATGGGCGACCACGGTAACACCATCCTTCTCCTTAATACAAGAATCCACTAAAGCATCATAAGTGATCTCCCCAGTAATAATACCATAAGAGTTATTAAAAGCCTCATCAATAATCTCACCTTCTCTCTCAAGGTCATCTGCTTCAAACAAGTCATCAAAGTCATAATCCATATATACAAGATACAACATTTTAATTTTTGGGTTAAGGCTCAAAGATCCCCCCATGTCTATACCAAGAGAGCATACCCCCGGTACTGGATCCATTATGTGTTTGGCATTGTGTGGGTGTATATATATTCCTGTCCCCATCTACATTTTGCGGTGTGGGTACCCCCGCACAGACCTGAGCACGCTCACGGTCTGTACAAAAAATAGGGCCTGAACTGCCACAGGATAAGCCTGTGGCAAGCCTAATGCCGTTGTTGTGTTGTATTTCTGGAAATTCACCGACAGCAAGAAAGGTATCGTCACTAGCACGGTTCCTCTCACGGGTGCGAAGACTACTACCAAGACTCTTGGTGGTGTTGCCGTTCCCGTACGCGAGCAGATTGGCGGAGATGGTGACGTGAAGTTCGGCTTCACTGCCATTGACCCAAAGCTTGCGGCGCAGATGCAGGTTAATGTTGGTGATGAGCTTCCGCTCGAAATCACTGACAAGCCTGTGTTGGGAGAGGATGACGCACCAGTGCCGAACCTTTTTTGGGCTCATTGATGTGATGTCAATGTAAAAGGTTCGGCGTGTGAACAATAGTAGCACGCTGCACCACCATCACCACCTTCTCCCATTCGGGTACCGTAGGGGGCCACGGCCACGGCTCCCTGCGTTTTTCAAATCCTGCGAATAGGCCTGCAGGCAGTAGTTGCAAATACTGAGGGAGCAGCTCCGAGTAATCATAGTAACCTTAAAGGTGAACTGAAAGAAAAGACTGCCGATATGCGTACATGTTGTTGCCCTCAGAGCTGAAATGCTCATGGCGTACGCGTTAAACCAATTTAATTGGCTACCGAAACAACGAGATTACCTGTAGGGGGCAGAGTGCTCCCTGCAGCTTCACCCTTAAAGCCGACGGGCATTGTACGTACAAAACTATGCGTAGAGTTTATGTTAACCTCGCAATTGCCCTGCTGTTTCTTGCAGGGTTCGTGGCAAGCGCTCATCTGACAAGAGATTTGGATGCAGCAGGGTTTGCCCATAGTGCATGGAACGCAACCATCATTGGTATGTTTCATGCACTCATAGCAGTTCTGCATCTCTACAACGCGCTGAACTGCTACAGTGAGTACCGTGAGTACCGTGACAACCATCTGCCACAAGAGCATGATGACTTCGATGAGAATTCACATGCAGAGGATGGTACTCGCCCAACA